CCAACATTCAGTTCATCCAAGAGCACAGCGCGGCCCGTGTCACTCGTATTGTGATGGGCGCCCCGGTGTTCCACGCATTGCAGCGCAGTCCCGCGGTCCGGCAGTATCACTTCGCGAAGGACGGTGACCCGGCGCTCCCGAACGCGCAAGAACTGTCGCGCGTGCTGGAGCTGCCTCCGATCGTCGTCGCGGAAATGAAGTACTTCAACCCGTCGAGCGTGCTCACCTACGTGTGGCCGAGCGTTGCCGGTAGCCTCTCAAGCTGCGTGTTCCTGCACGAGCCCGCACAGAATCCTCCGACGGACCAGCGCGACAACGCGACCGCGTACACGTTCCGGTGGACCGGCGCGAGCGCTCCCGACGGAACGCTTACCGGTGGGTTTCTCGTCCGCAGCTACTACGACCCGAAGCGCAACGCCCGCGGCGGACGCGTGGTGGTGGTCGTGCACAACGACGCCGAGGTGTTGACTGGATCAATTTTAGGGGGACTCGTTACTGGATGTATCCAATAGCGGGAGTTATTCAGTAACAATAGTACTCGTTTCGTAGTACCGTCCGGTGGATGAAGAGAACACCGGAAGAGCGGAGGATTCGGGCAGCATACATGCGCGAGTATCGCGTCATCCGTGCTGCTCGGACGCTGCGCTTACTGCGGACTCGAGTGCGAGCGCCCTGAGATGGATCACGTTGTCGCCCTTGCGGCCGGCGGCGCGCATTCGGTCGAAAACGTCGTGCCAGCCTGCGGACAGTGCAACCGCAAGAAAAACGCGAAGCCGCTTCTCGCAGCGCTCGCTTGTCTCAAAATCTCCCCCGTCGAGTATGAACCTCGCCGTCTCAAAGCGCTGCGCGCGCTCGAAAGAATCCTCATGAAAGAACCTGTCCAGTGAGCGCCTCCGACCGCCGAGAGCTCCGCGCGCAGAAGGCGGCGTCCATCGCTCCGTCCGCGCCAGAAGTCACGGAGCCTGTCAGGGCTCCCGCCCTAAAGGTCGTCGCCGAGCCCACGGCGGAAGTCACGGAGCCTGTCAGGGCTCCCGCCCTAAAGGTCGTCGCCGAGCCCACGGCGGAGGAACTTCAGCAGCAAGAGTGGGCGCTTCTTGAGCTCAAGGCTCGCGCCGCGCAACAGGGCGTTACGCCTGAGAGCCTCGCTCCGAAGCCTCCCGCGAAGGAGAACTGGCGCGAGAAGCTAGTATCGCAAGCTCCCGCTCCTTCTCCCGTGTACGCCGGACTCTATCACCTAACCGGCGGAAGCTTATGGACGATGAGCGGCGAGGTCGCTCCGCCCGACTCGTACATTCAGCTCCGCGCGGTCGACGGCAAGCACGTGACCGATCGCGGCATAGGCGTGCGCGTCAGCTCGGGCAACATAGACGCGACGTGAGCTACTTCGGACTCGTTCAGGCGGACCTCGAGAATCGGCTGAATGCGGCCGTGGTCCTTGCGCTGTTCGACGACGGAACCGGACTCGTAAACACGACCGCACTCGCGGCGTGTATCGACGACGGCGAGCAAGAAATGATGTCGTGGCTCGTGAACGAGAATCAGTCGTTCGCGTCCGCACCTGTCGACCTCGCCGCGGACCCGTTTTACAAAACGTGCGCGCTCGACTTCGCGATCGCTTTCGCCATTGAGCGACACCCGGAAGCGGCGAAGCAAGCGGGACTCGGGACGAAGGAAAGCTACTTCGCACGGGCCTCGGCTCGAGCGGAGCGAGTGCAGGCGGGACGTCAGCGCGCAACGGATATGGCGGAGCCGCCTGCGAATGTTGGTGGGCCCGTTTTTGACGGTTCTCCGCGCATGTACATCCCGAACAGCTCGATAGGGGCGAATCCGGGACAAAGTAACGCCGGAGATTTCTGATGGCCGCTGGACCGACGATTGCCGATCCCGAATCAATGGTCGGGCAGTTCTACGACGGCGAGGCTCTTACTAATGCCACGCTTTGGGTGCCTACCGTCGCCGGAAAATCGTTTGCTCGCGCAATCTTCTGCGGCGGCGGCGGCAATCTCATGGTGGACTTTCTAGGCATCGGAGGGTCCGGCGGGAAAACCGGCGTCACGCTGACCGGGATAGCCGCTGGTAGCGTCCTGCAACTGGCGATCACGAAAGTTTACGCAGCGAGCACCACCACGAACATGGTGGCCCTCTACTGATGGGCGTCACCTTCGACCTCGACCTCTCCGATCTGAAACCCGCTCTCGACAAGCTCGGCACCAACATCGGCCGCGCTTGCCTCACCTCCGTTCGGTCAGCGATCGACTACGGCGGCCATCTCGCACGCGGGACGCACCGATTCGAGACGCGCACCGGCAACCTAGAGGCGCACACGGGCGGGCAAGTACTCGCAACGTCGCTCTACGAGACTGAAGGCGAGATCTTCGCGAACACCAGGTACGCCAGCTTCGTAGATAAGGGCACGAAGCCGCACCGTATCGAGCCGAAGACGGCGGGCAACGAGACATCGGGTACGGCGCATATGCTTCGATGGGAGAACGATTCCGGCGTGCACTTCGCGCGCGGCGTAAACCACCCCGGTACGAAGCCAGACCCGTTCATGACCAACGCGGGCATCGAGACCGAAGCGCAGCTCGAAACCGCGCTGACCCACCAAACAGACGAGGCGTGCGAAGCCTTCGACGCGACATGATGCCTCCGCACATTCCGGTTCCGTCGCGCCTTCAGGGCCTAGCCGACGTCGCAAAAAGTCTTGCGGCCATCCAGACCGCCATCACTACGCTCTCCGTTCAGGTGCTCGGGCAACTGAAGACGCTCAACACGAACGTCGCGGCACTCACTGCGGCGCTGAATACCAAACCGCCGGCCCCGCCGCCCGCTTCCTGAGGTTCTGAATGGCCGGACGACTCTCCCTAGGCTTCACGTCCGCCGCCGCGGCAGCCTCAGCCTGCTACGCCGTGCTGCAGAACGTCGACACGAGCCCCGGTCAGCGCCTTCGCCTGTACGAGGTCGGGTTTACGACCAACGCAAACACGCTCGCTGCCGTAGGGCTGGCGTACGTCACCCCGAGCAATCTCGGGACGCCGTCCGGTTCGCCGGGGCTTCTCACGGCCGACGACGACCTTGATACGATCGTTTCGAAGGCCAGCGTTGCCACCGCGTGGTCCGTCGCGCCGGTCCCGCTGACGACCTACAAGCGCATGTTCCAATGCGGCGCCGTCCAGGGCGCCGGATACGTGTGGTCGTTCCCCGAAGGCCTCGTTGTCTCGCCGACGGCAGGCTACGCGCTCGTGAACTTCGGCGTCGGTTCCGGCCCCTCTCTTTCCGGCTGGTTCGCGATCGCGCAGTAGCCCGTGTTCGCGCTCCCGATTCGCCTCGGCGGTCTCGGCGGCGGCTCGTCGTTCCTCCTTCCGCTTCGAGCCGCCCCTCAGCCCGCCTCGCGCCTCATCGCGCCGCCGGTCCCGCTTCCGGCGCCGCAGTACGCGCCAGTCGGCGACTCGTGGGGCGCGGTCCAGATCCCAGCGCAGCCCGCGCCGCAGATCGCCGGCTATTCGCCTATCCCGTCTCCGGGCGGCACCGGCATCCTCGCTCCCGGCGACCCCGCGCTCGGCTACACGCTTTCGTTCTTGTACGCGTACCTCGTCCTCGACGGCAACGCGAACGCACCGTGGACTGCGGCCTACGGCCAACCGCTCATCAAGTCGCCGCTGTCGCTTTTCGCGCACAACCCGAGTGAGGCCGACTTCAACGTCAGCTACCTCCCGGCCCTCTACCTTTGGAGGGACGACCAGGCGGGCGGGAAGTTCAGTTGGATGGGGACCGACTGGAAGATCGAAACGTCGACGTGGACGATGCTCTGGGCGCTTCCATTGGGCGACCAGTTTCGTCAGGCCGAGCGCTCGCGATACGTCAACCAGTTCGTCAAGGCGGTTTGGTCCGGCATCGAAGTGAGCATCACTCCCGGATGGGTGCAGCCTGACGATCAAGTGCCGACCGCCGCGCAGTACGGCTCGTTTCTAGGCCAGTACACGAACATGGTGCGCTTCAAGCCGCTGTCGTGGCGTCGTGCTCAGATTCGAGTGCCGATGGCCAACGGCGCCCCGCGTGCCGACTACCCGGCCGTCGAGATGAAGTTCGAAGCTGTCGAGCGGCTCACTCCAGACCTCCGCCGTTTCGCAGCGCTTCAAAAGCTGGACCAGCGCATCTCCAATCCCATCGCGGGCTCCCACCTCGAACACGAGATCGATAACTGATGCCCCGACCCGTCAAACTTCTGCGCGTAGTGACCAACCCTTTCACTGTCCTTGACGGTGACGGGCGGCCTTGCGCGTACTGCATGAAGGACCCGGTCCACGACAACCCGGATCGTCGTCCGCTCGCGCACGTCCTGCACGCGGACCCTGTTGAGATTCGCTCGCCGGCCGACGCGAAGCGTGTGAGCGGCGACAATCGCCTCAGCATCCACGATCGCTGGTTCGAGCATTCGCCCGAACCTGTCACGGTCCCGGACACCCCGTACTACCGGCAGATGCTGGCGCAGCGGACGCTGATGCCCGCGAACAAGGAAACGGCGAAGGCGCTCGGCGTGAAGTTCGAAGAGCCCAGCCCGATCATTCTCGAGACCGCGAAGCAGGCCGCGAAGGCGTGGGCGCGCGAACACGACGGCGAGATCCCGGAGTGGGCGCGTGAAGTGGACGTGAAAGACATGCACGCCTCACACGCAACGCACGTGAAGTTCCTTGCCGCGCACCTCGCGAAGATTCCCGCTGTCGCGATCGCGACGCACGACGAAGGAGACGCATGAGCAGCATCGTCATCGCCGGCTTCTCCGCGGCAGACAAGGTCCCCGGATTCTTCGGCGAGACCAAGACCGGGCAGGGGCCCTCGTCCGCGCAAAGCGTGCCGATGGTCATCCTCTGCGTCGGCATCATGGGCGCGGGTACCGCGCTTGCGAACGTAGTCTACCCGATCACGTCCGACACGGACGCGGACACGTACTTCCTCCCCGGCTATCAGGTCAGTCGCCAGTGCTACGCCGCTCTCAAGGTGCCCGGCGCGATCGTGTACGCGATCGGTATCGCCGCAGCGAACGGAGCCGTTGCGGCAACGTCCGTCGTCAACATCGCGGGCACGTGGTCGACGGTCGGGACGCTCGGCTACCGCGTGAACGGCGAGACGCGCACCATTACGATCGGCTCGACCGACACGCCGACGACGATCGCTACGGCGCTCGCGGCCGACATCAACAATCAAATCCGCTGGCCTGTCACGGCCGCAGCGGCGCAGCTCGGCGCGACGACGACCTATCAGGTCACGCTGACGCACAAGACGGCGGGCGTCGGAGGGAACCAGCAAGTTCTTTTCCTCGACGTCTCGCTCGTTCCGTCGGGCTTCGTCGGCTCGCTCACGTCGAGCGATATCGGCGGGCAGCTCACGTGGAAAGCAACGCAGGCGTACACCGCTGGAGCATGGGCAAACGCCATCACGGGCGTCGCTGTAGGGTTTGCATTCAAGTGTACGACAGGCGGCACATCCGGAGGCTCCGAGCCTACGTGGGTTGCCACGGTGGGATCGACCACGACCGACGGCTCGGTGACGTGGACGTGCGAGTACGCCATCCTTACGGGCGGCCTCGTGCCGTTCTACGGCGGGACCGGCACGGAGTCGGTATCGCTCGCTCTCGCCGCGATCGCGCAGACGCAATACGACCGAATCGCCGCCGCCCAGAACGACGCGACGAACCTCGGCCTGTACAAGACGCAGATTGACGCTGCTGCGGGCCCGACGATCAACATTCTGGAGCAGGTCGTCACGGCGACGAACGGCACGCTTGCCGCTGCGGCGTCGCTCTCTCAGACGACGCTCAACGACACGCGATTCGGGGTGCTCTGGTACCTCAACTGCGAAACGCACCCGTGCGAGATCTCCGCCAGCTTCGCCGCGCTCCGGTCGTCTCTCGAGGCCGGCAACCCGGCGCAGGGCTACGACAACGCCCCGCTCCTCGGCGTCGCGATTCAGTCGCAGACGGCCGATTACGCGAACCACGCCACGCTCGTCGCGGCCCTCAATGAGGGCGTCACGCCGGTCCAAAATTACAACGGACAGGCGTGCATCGTACGCGCGATCGTCACCCACTCGCTCAACGGGTCGACGCCGGACTACTCGACACTCGACACGTCCGACTTGACGGTGCCGGACCAGATGCGCCAGACGGTGCGCCTCTACTGGGTCTCGTACTTCAAGCCGAACAACCCTGTTGTCAGTCCCGACCCGACGACCTCCGCGGGCGGTCAGCTCGGCGCGTGGCCTCCGTCGGGCGTAGCGACGCCGAAGCTCTGGAACATCAAGATCGTCAACATACTGAAGCAGTGGGAATCGGGGACGACGTTCCCGTATCCGCAACTGCAGCTCGGGAGCGTGGCGAACTTCCCCCCCGTCACCGTGTACAGCTCAGTGCAGAACTGTTTGCTGTCGGCGATCAGCGTTGTGCCAATCGCGCTCGATCATCAAATTGGGGTCTCAGTGCGCGGAATTCAGGGCGGCCCCGCGTCGCTCGTGAGCTAGGAGTAGCCTTTGGACTATCAGATACAGGCCGCATCCTGCTTCGCCGAGGGCCGAAAGATCGGCCAGTTCTACGACGGCACGCTCTCAATCGAGAGCGGAGACGAGCCCAACTTCGGCGACACGGGCGGCGTAGTCGTCTATTCCGACGGCGTCATTCAGAGCACGCTGAGCATGAGCGTGTTTGAGCCGATTCAGGGGCTCGACTTCGACTTCGAGAATGCGGTGCTCACCAAAACGAACGTCAATATGACGGTGGGTCCGGTCAACGGGAAGCTGATCGAGATCCGGATGCGCCCACTGAAGTTCGAGCATAAAACGGAGGTGAAATCCGGTAAGCTGGATGGAACCTACTCGTTCGGGGGGCTCACAAAACCAGTCAGGGTCTAGCCGATCAGCTTCGGCTGATGCCGTTCAAGATACGCCGCCAGCTTTCTGCAACGCAGTGGCGAGTCCTTGAGATTTCCGATTGCGGTCAAGCCCCGGGCGGTTGCACGCCGCGGGGCACCTTCAATTTCCTCACCGTAGCACGAAAGCGAGCCTTTTGATGCAGGTAGACCGCTGAAGTTTTCTCAAGTTCTGTTGGGTACAAGGGCCGAGCGCCCTATCACCTTCGAGTTCCGCGGCTCGTCCTGCTCGTTCGCCGTTCGCCCTCTCACCGGCGACGAGGACGGGCGCGCACTCGAGGGCGCCGCGTCGTTCGCGGCAGAGCGTAAGGAGCCGAACGCCAGGCCGGGTTCACCGCTGTTCGACCTCGGGCTCATGGTTCACTCACTGGCCCTCGCCTGCGTCGACACCGACTCGCCGCCCGAAGCGCGAACACCGTTCTTCACCGGTGGCGCCGCGGAGATTCTCGGCGCGCTGGGGCAAGAGGACATTGCTTTCCTGTACGCGCGTTACGAGGCGTGGCAGGCGGAGTGCTCGCCAACGCGAACCGCGGCGAGCGGCGTAGAATTGGTGGGCCGGCTCATCAAGATCGTGGAGGATGATTCGGACCTCCCTTTCTCGCAGCTGCGGCCCGGTCAAGCCTGGATCTTGCTGCGCACTACGGCCGCCCTGGTGTTGAACTCACCCGAGCTCAGATCGCAGCTTACCTCGCTCTTCGGATCGCCGGAGACAAGCTCCGCGAAGCCAAAAAGCCGTCTCAACCACAAGTCGACCCCGACCGCATCGGCGAACACCAAGTAACGAGAGTCGCCCCTACATACCACCCGTGAGCCTCCTCGCTTCCGTGCCAGCGCCCTTCGCCCCATCGCCCCGCGCGGTGGGGCTTGCGTTGTTTTCGGGGCGGGCGAGGTGAGCACGTTCGCGGACACGGGCGCGCAGCGGGACCGCAAGCCGCAGAAGATCGTCGTGCTTGCGCCGTCCTCGTTCGCGTTCGACTACCCGCAGCGCCCGAGCGACGAGGTTGCGCTGGGGCTCCGAACGATCTCCGAAAGAGACGTTCAGATTGCCAAGGCCGAGGCTTCAAAGGCCATGATCCGGACCTACGGTGAGCCCGACGGTTCGCTACGCGATCCCGAGAAGGCCTTCGAGTACTGGAACGACGCGTTCACGACGTACGCCCTGGCGCGCGCGACGTGCGACGCGAACGACATTGAGAAGCCGTACTTCCCTCGCGCCGAGGACACGATCGGGAAGGCGCTGACGTCGGAGGCACTACAGAAGCTCTGGGCCGAGTACAGCTTGATGAGCCGCACGACCGGCGACCGCGCGAAGATCGGCGACGACGAAGCCGAGCAGCTCGGGAAGGCGCTCGAGCGCGGGGCGCTCCGGGGGCTGGAGGCGGGCGTGCAGGGCGAAGTGAGGAAGTGCCTCGCCTGGGTGCACGAGCAGATGGCGGGCGTGCTGGACGCGGCGGAGGACGAGGAAGACGTGAGCGTGTACGAGGCGAGGGCGGTGTCCCCGCCGTTGACGTAGCGCGGCCTCGATACGCATTAAGGTCGGCGCCTCCCTTGACGGCTCCGTCCTTCAGGTCTTCCAGCGAGTAGAGCAGGCAGCCTCCAAAGCTCGCCAGCGCGTCGCCAATGAATCCGCCGCCGGCGCCCAGGAGATGGCTGGCCCCTACCGCACGAACGCGCGGCAGGCGACGACAGAGGTAGAGAACTTCGGCTCGAAGGGCGGCGCGGCGCTCAAGAGCATGGGCAAGGTCGCCGACGGTGCGGCCGACCGATTCAAGGCCCTTGTCAAGAGCGTCAAGGCGACCGGGCCCGAGCTCGCGACGGTGGCGAAGGTCGCCGAGCAGGAGCTCAAGAGAATCCAGAACGCCGAGGCGAAGGCGGCGCTCGGTATCGGCGGAGGTTCGGGCGGAGGCGGCGGCGGTAGATTCGGTCGCCGCGTTGGTTACTGGTCGATGCGGAACTTCTCGCCCGTCACGCCGACGCTTTCGATCGGGAAGCGGATCGCAGGGGACATTGCGCGTGGGGTGGGGCTCAAGACTGACGTTTCCTCGTACGTTCAGAGCTTTACGGAGCGGCAGAAGCTTGCGACGGACATCGCCGCGTCGGGATACCAGCCGGGTGCGGCGGGCGCGGCGGGCGTTCGCCAAGACCCCAATGTGCTCATGGCGGAGGCGTCGAAGGTCGGGAAGGCAACCGCCACCGATCCCCAGCAGGCGCTCGAGGGTCTTCAGAAGTTCGTCGCGGTCACGGGCGACCTTGAGACCGGACGCGCGGTCCTTGGCGACATGGCCAAGCTCGCAAAGGCCACCGGGTCAAACCTTGACACCGTCATCGACGCGGCGGGCGAAATCAGCGCGAAGCTGGGCGATATTCCAGACAAGGCGAACGTCATCAACGGCGTCATGCGCCAGATCGCCGGACAGGGGAAGCTCGGTGCCGTCGAGATGCGCGACTTCGCGGCGCAGCTCGGCAAGATCGCGTCACTCGCTCCACAATTCAAGGGCAACGTTCAGGACAACATCGGAGAGATGGCCATCCTCATGCAGGAGGCCCGGCAGCACGGCGGCGCGGCGAATGCAGCTCAGGCCGCTACCGGTGTACGAAACTTCGTGGCCACGTTCACGAAGGGCCCACGTCTCGAGGCTCTCGCCAGAATAGGAATCAATCCCTATCACACGACCGGCACCGGCAAAGGAACACTCAAGTCGCCGGAGGAAATCATCCGCGAGTCGCTCCGGCAGACGAAGGGAGACCAGAAGCAGCTTTACGGCAAGGTCTTCAGCGATCAGCGTTCGCAAAGCGTCGTACGCGGGTTCGCGAACATCTACAATAAGGCTGGCGGCGGTAAGGCCGGCGACGAGGCGGTGCACGCGGAATTCGAGCGCCTCCGCAAGGCAACGATGTCGCAAGCCGATGTTGATAAGGCTGCAGCGGACGCGATGCAGACCGTTGCAGCGAAAGCGCAACTATTTCAGAACGAGCTACAGGACATCGCCGATAGAACCGCAACCAAGCTGATCCCGGCGCTTGAGCGTGCCGCCCCGACTATCGAGAAGGTCGCCGACGCATTCGGGAGCTTCGTGAATTGGGCCGCAGCAAATCCGGGGCTCGGCATTGGCGCAGCGCTTACCGCGAGCATCGCGAAGGCCGGACTTGAGAACTTGCTCCGCGCGGCCGTCGAGCGCTCGCTGGGCGCTGGCGGCGGCGGTCCAGGCGGTGGCGCGGGAGCGCTCGGCAAGGGTGTCGCTGTCCTAGGTGCTGCCGGGCTTGGCGCGTACGTGGGCGACAAGATCGTGGAGAATTACGATACCGGCGAGCAGAAATCTCAGAGTGCGCGCGCCTCCGGAACCATCACGAGCGCAAACGCGCTTGGCAGTCAGAACGTTGGCGAAGTGGCGGCCCAGATCGAGGCAACGAAGAGCCGTCTCGCGCACTCAGGCGACAGCAGCACCCTGAACGACATCATGGGCGTCATCACGACCGTGGTTGACCCGAAGGGCGCGCAAGAGGCTGCCGCAGCGATACAGAACCAGCAAGCAAGAGATGCGGCCGAGCAAGCCGGTCTTCTGAGGCAACTCGTGGCGCACATGGCAACGCTCGTCGCGCAAGGCAAAGGCGGCGGTCCCGTTCGTGCGGACCAGACCGGTAGGATGCCGGCCAACGGGGCCCGCGGCATCTCTTACGGTGGCGGGTGAGCTTCCCCGGCGCCACCGCGCAAACTCCGTCGATCTTCGACACCTTCCCGCAGTCGACCTTCAACGGTGTTGCCTTCCCGACCGAATCCTCCCGCATCGAAGGCGGGATGCGGGACCACGTGCACGAGTACCCACATTCGCCGGGCGGATCTCCGGAGAAGCTCGGTCGCAAGCTCTACACGTTCCACGTCTCCGCGAAGTTCGACACCAACTTCGACAACTATCCGGGGCTCTATCCGGTCAATCTCGACGCGCTTCTCGGGTTCTTCGAGCAAGGCGTTACCGGCGATCTGCGGCTCTCGCAAATGCCGAGCGCGGTACCGTCGTACGCCTTCCAGTGGACCCGTGAGCAGAGCGCGAAGTGTCGCTCCGGCGAGAAGGTCGACATCGTCTTCCGCGAAGACCAGTCGACGCTGTTTCTATTCGCCGACGTCGTCAACGCCAGCGCGAACGGGATGGCGCAAGCGAGCAACTCCGTCGCTCAAGAACTTGCCTCGATTCAAGCACAGATTGCGCTTACGCGCAGCGACCAGGCCCTCTTCTCCGGTCTTGCCGGCAGCGTCGGCGCTATCCTCGCGCTGCAGGACCAAGCGAATCTTTTCGACACGCGGCTCAACGACCAGATCGCCAGCATTCAGAACACGTGCTCGTCACTTGACGTGAGCCCGGCGCTTCAGGTCGCCATTGCGTGGCCGCTCGTCAACGCGATGCATGATCTCTGGTTCGCTGCGGTGCAGCTCGGACAGAAGCAGCAGTCGAACGGCGTGCTTCTGCAAACGTACGTGGTGCCGGCGACGACGGACATCGGGCAGATCGCGAACGCGATTTACAAGGACACGTCGAGGGTGTCGGACCTGCTCACGCTGAATCCGGTGGTGGACCCGATGAGCATCCGAGCCGGCACGAGAATCGAATACTTCCCGGTGCAGTGATTGGCTTCGCAGGATAGCTTCACCTCCAACTCGATCGGCGTCACGCCCGACGATGTCGTTCTTACGGTAGGGGATTCGCAAATAACGGTTTGCGAATCATTCGAGATACATGAGTCGGTCTTGGAGCAGCCAAGCTGCTTCTCCCTCCGCTGCGGCTCCGGAGCTCTCGCCTCCGACCTCCTCAAGCAGTTCCCTCTTCGCTCCCCGTTCACGCTCAGCATCGGCGGCGCTCTTCAGGCCACCGGCACGCTCGACGGCATCAAGGTCTCCGGGTCAGGTTCCGCCACCGAAGTCACGCTCAAGGGTCGCGACGCACTTGCGCCGGTCTACGATTGCCACTTCGATTCGCTCCAGACCTACACGGACTCGACGTACACATCCCTCGTCTGGCGCGTCCTCCTCTACTGCCGCGTCGTCACCGGCACGACCCCGGACCCGAATCAGCTCGCAGCGTCGAACGAGGCGAATCGGCAAGTCAAGGCCGGCAAAAAGGTCGTGCAGACCGCGCCGCCTCGAACGATCGACCAGATCGAGGAAGACGACGACGGCAACCCGGTTGAGGTCTCACAGAGCATCCAGATTCTCGCGCATGCCGGCACGCGATGTCTTTCGTTCTTGCGAAAGTATCTTGACCCTGCGGGGCTAGTCTTATGGGCCGCAGCCGACGGCACTTTCGTCCTCAGTGCTCCGAATGTCGCGCAGCAGCCTCTCTATTCGCTGACTCGTCGTGCGGTCGGTAGCACCTCGTACGGCAACGCCTACGACATGGAGCTCATCAACGACGGCACGCACCGCCACGCGGTGGCCAGCGTCTACTCTCGCTCTGGCGGTCGCAAGAACGGAATCGGCAAGGTTCACGAATCGACCACCGACGAGGAGTTCGTCAACGTTGCGACGGGCGGACCGACGGGCGGCTACTACAGCTTAGGGTACCCGTTTCAGCCGATCGCTTTCTCTGACGCGCATGTGCAGTCGATTGAGCAGTGCGTCAACTACGGGAATCGCAAGCTCGCTGAGGAACGCCGTGAAGGGTTTCAGCTCTGGTACACGATCGCCGGGCACACGCTGCCGTGTATCGGCCAAGGGGGCGTTGCGGTGGTGACGATCGACACGCTCGTCCAGGTGGAAGATCAGGAATTAGGCATTTCGGCGCCCTTCTACATCGACTCTCTCGTTCGCTCCCGCTCACCCGACACGCACACGCGAATCCGCCTCGTGCGGCCCAATGACATCGTGCTCACTCCGGGCACGAGTAGCGCGTAATCGAAACAACCCAAAAAGGAAACCTCTCATGCCTGGATACTCTGTAGGCGGCTCATCGGCCGGCACGTTCAAGACCACGGTCGGCATCTCGGTTGCCGCCTCCACCCCTCGCCGAGCGTTCGCCACGTCGGCCGAGTTCGGCAGCACGGCGGTCGCTTCGGCGGCCTTCGTGTGGATTCTCCAGCGCTCGACGGCCGCTGCGACGGGCACGTCGCAAACGCCGATCGGCGACGACCCGGCCGACATTGCGTCGACGGTTACGGCCATCGTCGCGGCAACGGCCGACCCGACGCTTACGGCGGCGGCGTTCGAATTCTGGTGGCCGCTCTACCAGAACAACTCGGCGCGCTGGGTGGCCGAGAACGACCGTCAGCGGAAGGTGATTCCGGCGACGGCGTCGAACGGGCTCATGCTCGGACTGTCGGCGGCGTCTGCCGTCATCATGGGCGGCTCAATCCATTGGGAGGAATGAGGCGTACACTTGTGCGATCCGTACAATCCACTCTCTTGGCATCCTCGTCTCCCTAACGGGAGGAGATTCCGGCACTCGCGAGCCGGTTTTTCTGCTTCAGTCCAGACTGCACCGCGCTCCGAAGAGCGCGCTGGCTGACATCCGGTCCACAGACTTCGCCATCTCTGGCTACCGCGAGCCCCGCGGCAAGGATGTTACGCGCAGCGTTCACGTCCCGGTCGTGCTCGGCCTTACGTCTTACAGAATACACGAGATACGTGTAAACGCAAGAAAGACGCGGTAGACGCGGGCCACGGGGCGGGATATTCTCGCCCCGTGCCGAGCTGGAGCGCCACGAGTATGCGAACGGCTTCGG